GGTCATAAGCTTTCGTACAAAGCGGATGGCACCCGAGCGAGCGGGGATATGAACACGTCGCTGGGCAATTGTGTGATCATGTGCACTCTAGTGCGTGAGTACTTGAGGAGCATTGGTGTGCGGGCAGAGTTGGCTAACAATGGCGATGACTGTCTGCTATTCATGGAGAAGAGTGATCTGTACAAGTTGGCAGGTCTATCAGATTGGTTCTTGCGGTTTGGGTTTGAGATGGAAGTGGAGGATCCGGTGTTTGAGTTCGAGGAATGCGTGTTTTGTCAAATGCAGCCAATATTGGTCAATGCTGCTGAAGACAAGTGGGTGATGTGCAGACAGCCAAATTCAGCGTTTGGCAAGGATGCATTAAGCCTATCTGTCAGTACAGAACTAGGATTCAGACAGTGGTCATATCAGGTGGGGGTTGGTGGACTTGCGTTGTATGGAGACATGCCTATCTTCTGTGAACTGTACAAAGTTTACAAGGAACAAGGTGTGGATAGCAATGCTAACAAATCAGCCATTCTCGCCGACTCCGGTTTCATAAGGTTGTGCAGACACACACCAAGAGTGAGGGGCGACTATGTTGGACAGATAAGCGATGACACACGGGTGTCATTTTTCAAAGCTTTCAATTACCCACCGTCTATGCAAATTGCGATGGAACGTGAAATTAAAACAATGAGCTACAAAGACGTCCACAAATTAGCTGAGAACATTTCGCTGAGTTGTGGGTTAACGACTATCTGCTAGGAAACTAGCGCCCGGGGCTGAATTGGCAGTCAGACGTAGGAAATGCGCCGGGACCCCTTAACGGTTTGCTCTACCCTCATGCCATGCAAGACACCAGTGTCTTGCGTGTTATGAGTGTGGTGGCGTAACGGACAGCATCGTTCTGTTGCATGGGGATAACCAAGATGGATGCATAGGTCGTGGAATCCTATCACATCGGTTGTTAATTAGCGTGTAGTGAGTTGTAGGTGATTTACGGGAAGAATATCGAATGTTGGACCACTATAGGGAGTTTTATAGCAACAATAGTAACAATAGTAACAAATGCCTGGCAAAGGCAAAGGTAATAACAAAGGAGGTAAAGGAGGGAAGAGAAATGGAAAGGGAGGGAACAAGGGACGGAATGGGAGGCCCACTAGGGGCCTCAGAGGCATCACGCAGTCAGTCGCCCTTAGCGTTAACAACGCTTATGGAGACACTGCAAAGCCGCAGACCGTCATCCAAGGACTTGATGCGTTTGATCCAAGTCACGTTCCTCTCCCTCGTGCTGTGGGTGATTATACCGTCATCAGGACAACCGAGGTTATCACTGCTGACAAGAAATTCAACCTACTAGGTCCCATGAAAACGGCCGGCGCATATGGTGCTGAATGGAGCAACGTTTGCGCGCTTCAGGCCAATAATGAGGGATTGGGCATTGGTGCAGCTAACAACACGTCTAGGAAAACGTTTTCAGCAATGAACACGGGATCTTGGACTGATGCTAGGCTTACACCGGCTGCCTTCACGGTTAAGATCATGAACCCCGAAGCGCTGCAGACTACGAACGGCATAGTGTACGTCGGTCGAGCCAAGCAGATGCTGAATCCAGGTGGTTCCACACGGTCTTATAACGCACTGGCCAATGAGCTGGTGTCATATTCTTCCCCCGAACTGTGTGCTGCAGGACGTCTTGCTCTTCGGGGCATCAAGATTGACGCAGTGCCATACGACATGAACGCGTTGGCCGATTTCCGGCCGCTTGCGGAGTTCGGAGATACACCCACTATGACGTGGGGCAATGATTTTTATCTATACGATGGATTTGCACCGATTTTTGTGTATAATCCCAATGGTATAGCTCTACAGATCATGGTCTGTTGTGAGTGGCGTGTACGCTTTGATCCAAGCAATCCAGCTTACGCTTCCCATACATACCACCGGCCTTCAACGCCGGGGTATTGGGATCGCGTCCAACGGATTGGTTCGGCTCTTGGCAATGGAGTTATGGATTTGGCTGAGAAATCGGCCCCACAGCTCATGATGAACTTAGCTCAATCAGCGGTCAAACGGCAGTTGATGTTGGGTGGATAGACACAGGTAGGTTTAGAGAGCAAGAGGTACCCAGTGCAAGGCATTTGGGAGAAGGCTTCAACAAATGCACAAAGCGAAACACAAAATTTTAGAATCTGCACCTTCAGGCGAGCAGCACAGTTTAGCCAACTAGTCTGCTTTGCTTATGGAAGGGCCTGAGGCAACAAGGAAACGGGGCATGGACTAGGTCCATGTAGGGGCAACCCTGCCGACTGAGAGGCATGAAAGTATCTCACCCATACCGGGCCGAAGGAGGGACTGTGAGCATTGTGGTGCTGCCGGGTCCAGATACTAAAGCAAAACCAAAATACCATACAAACATACTTTATTTACCATACTGTACTTATCCAAAGTACTCCGTAATGCAGCGGAAGCGTTTAAGAAACGCAAAGGTTACCATGG